TGTTTGACGGGTTCGTCCGCGCGGTGAACGCGGCGTGGGAGACGATCAAGAATATTGCCACCGGGGTGTGGAACTCGATCAAGTCAGCGGCCACGTCCGCGATCGACGCGATTATGGTCCCGATCAACGCCGTCAAGAAGGCTGTCCAGTGGGTGATCGACGGGATACAAAAGGCAATCGGGTGGGGTAAGAAACTGGTCTCCAACATCCCGTTTATCGGTGGCCTGTTCAGTTCGTCGGCGGCGGCGCCGCCGGTGTCCGGGGCCCGGTCCTGGGTGTCGGCGGCGGCCGGTCCGGCGGTGGCGTCCCGGGGTGTCGGCGCGTTCGCTGCCAGGTCGGCGGCCACCGGCGGCGGGGTGACCGTCAACGTGTCCGGGGCCCTTGACCCGGTGGCGGTGGCCCGTCAGATTCGGTCCCTGTTGGTGGCGCAGGAACGCCGGGGCGGGTCGACGCGGATATGACGGCGTTACCGGTCACCTGTGAACTGTGGGTCGACGGCGCCCGGTACGCCGACGGCCAACCGGCGGAAGTGTCGGCGGACCCGTTCGCCCTGTCCGGTCTGCGGGTCACCTGGGGCCGGTCCAACACCATCGACCAACCGGAAGCGGCGACGTGTTCGTTCACCATCGCGGACCCGCCGGGCGGCGCCGTCCGCTTCGATGACACCGTCAAACTGGGATCGACGGTGGTCGTGTTCGCCACCCTGGCGACGGTCCGGCATGTGGTGTTCGCCGGTCGGGTGACCGACCTTGACGCATCGTTCGACGTCGACGCCGACGCCGCCGTGTGTGATGTCGTCGCCGCCGACCAGCTGGCCGACCTGGCGAACCGGTTCGTCGGCGCCGAACCCTGGCCCGCCGAGCAGATGTGGCAACGGGCGCAACGCATCGTGACGGCCGTCGGGTTGGATCCGGCCGTCGTCCTGGCCGGTATCCCGGCCCCGCAAGCGAACCTGACGGTGTCCCGGATGGACGTGGACCGCCAGTCGGCGGCGTCCCTGTTGCAGGACCTGGCCGTGTCCACCGGGTTCGTCCTGTGGTCCTCCTACAGTGCGGCGTCCGGGTCCCAGTACTTGATTTTTGAGGACCCGGCCGCCCGGGCGTCCCTGTACGTGCTGGCGCAGGACCTGGGGACCCTGTTGTGGACCGTCGGCACCGGCACCGGCGCCGGAACGCCGATGACGTCTTGCGACGTGTTACAGGAACCGGTCCGGTGGCGCCGGGAAGTGGGGGACCTGATTACCCGCGTGGCGGTCCGGTGGCTGGATCAGTCGACGTCGCCGGGGACCACCGAACGGACCGTCGCACTGGTCGACACGGCGAACGAAACCCTGTTGGGCGCCCGGGGTTTGAGCGTCGGAACCATCCTGACGACGCAGAACGACGCCACGGCGTTGGCGTCCCGGTTGCTGGCCGCCCATCAACCGTCCGATTCGTGGCGGACCGAAGGGCTGACCTGGGACCTGGCGGCCACCGAACACGACACCCCGGAAACCCGGTCCCTGGCGATTACGTTGCTGGACAACGTGTCCCGGTTGGGGTACGCGATTGCGTTGATCGACCTGCCGTACTGGACACCGACGGCGGCCGCCACTCAGCTTTACATCGAGGGCGGCGACTATCAGTTTGTCGAGGGCGCGTGGTCCCTGGCGTTACAGGGCGCCCCGGCGACCGGGTTGGGCGGGTCCCTGAGCTACGGCGCCACCGACCCGTCGATCCGGTACCGGGACCTTGACTGTTCGGTGTCGTTCCTCGAAATGATCGGTGTCGGCCCGGCCGGTCCGACCGGCCCGGCGTGGGCGGACATCCCGGCGGCGACGACGTGGGCGGCCGTCCCGGCGGACATCAATTGGAGTGAGGACCCGAGATGACAGGATTACCGGCATGACAGAAATAGACCTGACCAGTGTCACCACGGACGGTTTACCGTTCCCCGAATCCACCGACGCCCTCAATCAAGGGGCGAACAACATCAAGGCGTTGTCCCTGGCCCTGAACGACCGGGGGTGGGGGAAGCGGTCCGAATATCGCCGGGTGCCCGCCGTGGCGTTCAGCGGTGGTATCGGGGCCGTGACGTTCCTGTCCGCGTTCAGTGTGATTCCCATGGTCATCTGGTCGCCGGGCCACCCGTTCGGGGCGTCCAACCTGGCGCTCACGGCCGGACTGTTCGGGGACTACGGCCCGGCCGGGGAACCAATCAGTAAAACGGGGTTCAAGTTGATCGCCTACAAGATCGCCCCGGCCGCCGGGTGGTACACCGGCCCGCTGGACGTCTACTACCTGGCAGTCGGTCCGGTATGAAGTGGGCACTGATCGGCGCCGCCGCCGCCGCCCTGGCCGTCCTGGCCCGCCCGGCGTGGCGGGCCGTGGTCGCCATGGCCGCCACCGACAACACCGGCCACCCGTGACCGTCGACGTCGTCGGCCCGTTGATGCCTCTCGCCCCGGACGGCCCGGCCGTGCACGGGGCGACGGCCGCCGGGTTGCGCTACCCGACGCCGCAGGACCCTGTCTGTCACACCGACCAGTACATCCACGACCTGGCCGACGACATCACCCGGGTGTTGACCAACCGGGCCGTGCAGGTGTCGACGCAATGGTTGACCACCGACGCCAACGCTAATTTCGTGGTGGCGTTCCCGAAATTCTCCGTGTTACAAGGGCTGGCGATTCAGCCGTTCGTGAACGGCGGCGGGTCCGGCGTCGACGTGTGGACGGTGCTCCCGTTCCTGTCCGTGCTCAGTGGCAACACGGCGACCGTTCACTGTTGGTACCTACAGGTCAACCGGGAAGGCTACGGCGTGCTGAATTTCGTGAACGCCGGATTCGGGTATTCCATCTTCGCCTGGGGCGTGCCGGTATGACGATGCCGTGGCCCGCGAATACCCGCCTGGCCCGGGACACCGACCTGTTCATCCGGGACCTGGCGTTCGCCGCCGACGCCGCCCTGGCGGCCGCCGTGAAGATGTATACGGCGTCCGGGTCCCAGGCGTGCGACGCCAACGGGGACATCATCATCGATTTCGGGGCGGCCGTGACCCTGACCGGGTGCCTAGGTGTGGTCCGGGCCATCGACGAACCGCCGACCATGGCGAACCAACGCACGGGATACCAACGGGCCGTGAAGTACCCGCCGCCGTTCGACACGTACTCGACGACGCCGACGACGTTGTTGTTGTTACCCCGGGAGTTCGTCGCCGGTCAGGGCAAGTGTTACTGCCGGGCGGCGACGGCGCCCATAGCGCTGAACGCCCCGCCGAACGGGTCGACCGGCCGGTGGTACGGGACGATGGCCGCCAGGGGCGGGACCGTCGTCGAGTACGCCGCGTTCGCCTGGGTGGCGGCGTGACCCGCCCGGCCGGGGTGACGCCCCGGGGCCTGCCGTACCCCGGGTCGGCCGGGATGCACTCGAACACCCCGGCCGCGTTGCAATCGTTGGCCGAAGCGATCACGGCGCAGATGACATCGTTGGGCAACGGCGTGATCCTCGAAACCTTCACCGGGACAGTCCGTGTCGACACGTACGACCGGGGCTACGGGGTGGCGTCGTTGCGTGTCCCGTGGACGAAACTGGGTCAGGTATTGGGGTCCGTGGTGTCGTACGGGAGTTTCGCCGGGGGACCGGGCTACCCCGGGTGGGTTCAGTCGCCCGACGCCACGCATAACTCACCGGATTACATGATCATTCACGCTAACGCGTATATCGCCCCGTACGGCAACACGTTCAAGGGCCAGACAATCTCGATTTGCGCCCTGGGCTGGGGGTACCCGCTGTGACCGACCCGGCGGACCCGGCGACGTGGCGCCGGTTGATCAAGTGGGTGATCATCGGCCGCCACATGTACCGACAATGGAAGGCAGGACGAATGGGCAAACACCGACGGGGACCGTTGCTGATCACCCCGGCCAGGACCGAACCCCGGGGTGAGTTCCCCGACCACGGGGACGAACCTCCCCGGCCGTTGCTGACGGCCGAACAGGCACGGCTCCGGGCGTATTGGCGACTCAAACTGTGGAAGGACCGTCATGGCGTCGGGAACTAGCTACAACGGGTGGCCCGCATCCGACAGTAAGTCAGCCATCAACATCCAGCCGTTCGGGGACGCCGTCGGCCTGCCGTTCCCCGGTGGGGTCAAGGGCGGCGACGTGACGACCGTCATGGCCTACCTGTGTACTCAGTTCCATGAACGGGTCGAACCCGTGGTGTCCGGGTGGGACTGGGGGTACTCCTACAAACAGAACGTGAATAACCCGTCCCAGTTGTCGTGCCACGCGTCCGGGACGGCCGTGGACCTGAACGCCCCGGACCATCCGAACGGTTCGTCGGGGACGTTCAGTGACGCCCAGGTCGGCACGATTTACGCCATTCTGAACGAGCTACAGGGCGCCGTCGACTGGCTAGAAGGCTACGACGAAATGCATTTCGAGATCGCTGTTAGTGCGGACACTCTCGCCCGTATCGCGGCCACGTTGCCCGCTGGCGGCGGCGGCGGCAACCCCGTGCCCGAACCCGGGCCACCCGACCAACCGGAGGATGACGACATGTATTCGCTTTATCAGGTCCCAGGCGATATCACTGTGT